ACGTGGTCGTCGACATAGGCGCATACGTCGGCACATTCTCCGTGATGGCCGCAGCGGCGGGGGTGGTGAAGGTGACGGCCTATGAGCCGAGTCCTCGGCAATTTGAGATCTTGAAGTTGAACGCGGCCGAATGGAATAATATCGTTCCCATTCAGGCCGCCATTGTCGGCACAAAAGAAAGAAGCGAGGTGTCGTTTTATCCCGGCAGGCACGGCGTCGCCGACAGCATCATAGCGTCTCGGCAGCGGAACATTCCCGTGCTTGTTCCCGCGATGGATTACTGCACCGCCACGCGTTCGGCGACCGTGGTCAAAATGGATATCGAGGGAGGAGAATACTTCATTGACGACTTTGTCAGCTCCCGCAACTTGAGGGCGCTGATCGTGGACTTTCACCGCAAACCCCGGTGGGACCTGCACATGCGCGACGTGAACAGGAAGATGATCAAGGCGGGATTCAATCTGATCCTGATTCCGAATCCCGGTGCGCCCGTGACCACCGCCGCCGTGTGGATGAGATCGTGAGCAAATCATGAACGACCGATTGATATTCGTGGGATTGGCACCTGGCAAGAAAGGACTGGGTCCTCACGGGCCCTTGGCGGGGGGAGTTTCCGGCAGCAGGCTCGCCTGGTTGATGGGCGTCTCGCGCGAAAACTGGTTGAGATACAGGCGCGTGAACCTATGCGAACGTTGGGGAGGAAAACAAGGCAAGGGAGACGCTCACGATCCCGCGGAAGCCAAACTCAATGCCCGCCGGTTGCAGCATCTTGAGGAAGCGACGCACTATGTTTTGCTGGGACGGGCAGTCGTGAAGGCGTTCGGCTTGAGGATAGCGCCGTTGCAGTCCAGCTACGTCGTCTCCCATGATCGCGTGGTTTCGTTCTTTCACTTGCCTCATCCCTCCGGCATCAATCATTATTGGAATGATCCTGCCGCCACCGAAAAAGCCATCAGAAAGCTGAATCACTTTGTCGAATGGAGCAAAATCATTACAAGGTGAACTTTGCTTCGCGTGAAGACGTGCCGAGCTTCGCCGAGGCGCTGAAGCGGCGCGTGACGCCCTGGCAACGCGTCTTGTCCTTTGACGCCCGCGATCCCGATCAGGCTGGCCCCTCCATACCCACCCGGGCTCCGTCCGCCCAGGTGGGATTTGGCCTGAAGTGCGAGACGTGGAGGGCGCACTGGACGGAAGACTACGAATCGGAGGACCTCATGCCCGGGCACAATCTGAGAGTGACGTTCGCCCGTCCCGCCGACAGGCGCGAATTCATGCGCCGCCTGGGCTTGCCCGAGGACCGCGTCAAGAACACGTGGTGGCCCGTCAGGCCCTACGGCAAGCACAGCGCGGATCCGGAAAGCTCCGCCGCGGAGCAAGGACGGTTTCCCGTCTATGTGATTTCAAAGGGCAGGGCCGCGCAGTCCCAGACGCACAGGGCGCTCAGGGACCTGGGCGTGAAGCACAAGGTCGTGATCGAGCCTCAAGAGGAGGCCGAATACGCCCGGCGCCTGGGAGAAAGGCATCTGCTGGTCCTGCCCTTCTCGAACTTGGGAAAAGGCTCCATTCCCGCCCGCAACTGGGTCTGGGAGCACGCGCTGAAGATCGGCGCGGAGCGTCATTGGATCCTGGACGACAACATCAACGGGTTCTATTCGTGCAATAGGAACCTGAAGCGCAGGGAGCGCAAGCTCAATCCGCTGGAGCGCATGGAAGACTTCGTGCTCCGTTACTCGAACGTGGGGCTCGCGGGCCCGCAATACGAATTCTTTGTGCCGCGCAACGAGCGCCGGCCTCCCTACGTCCTCAACACCAGGGTCTATTCGTGCATACTGATCGACAACTCGTTGCCGTTTCGCTGGCGCGGACGCTACAACGAGGACACCGACCTCTCCCTGAGGGTCTTGGAGGCCGGCCTATGCACCGTCCTGTTCAACCGATGGTTGATCAAGAAGGCGCCCACGATGACCATGCGCGGTGGCAACACCGACGAGCTCTACAAGGGAGCCGGGCGCTTGAAGATGGCCCGCTCGCTTCAACGGCAGCATCCGCGCCGCGTCAAGGTCACGTTCCGATGGGGCCGCCCCCAGCACCTCGTGGACTACCGGCCGTTCAAGCGCAACAAACTCCTTTTCTTTTCCGGAAAAAGGAAGTAGGATCATCCTCCATGAGCAAAAGCAACGGAAACGGAAAGCTCAAAAAGACCCCCCTGGCGGAAAAGTCCACCCCCACGCCGGGAGGCATCATCCGCAGGGGGCAACGCCGTCCCTACAGGAAGGCGACGCGCATGCGCATCGAGCGCCGCGTGGAGGAACTGGTCGCCTACATGCAAAAGAATCCGCTGGCGTCACGCTTCGCCATCTACAAGAGGTTCTGCAAACGGTGGGACGTTCATTGGCTCACGATCGACAAGGTTTACATTATTCGGGCGCGCCAAAGGCTGAGGGAGATTGTGGGATTCACTAAGAATGAGGCGCGTGAAATTACCCTCGGTGTGGTCATGCGCGTTCTGAATGAAAAAGATCCGCGGGTGAGGCTCAAGGCTGCAAAGGCGTTCGCCGAGATCACCAATTGCATGCCTCCCAAGCGCACGGAGTTTTCAGGCCCCGAGGGAGGTCCCATCGAGATCGCCGCGTCTGCGCGTCCGCTGGTGAGCGTGTCGACCGAGCGGTTGAAGCAATTGGCCAACATGAACATTAAGCAGAAGGAGGACGAGTGAGCGAATTCAGCGGAGTGTTGATCAAGACTTCGGACAAGGCTTACTTGTTCAAGGTCTCGGACCGCGAAGTGTGGGTGCCCAGGTCAGTGATCAAATCTTGCACCAAATTCGCTCCCGACGCCGAGGGGCATCGCGAATGCATCGTGAACGTGGAGGAATGGTTTGCCGAGAAGAAAGATTTATGAAAAACATGCTCGACTCGTATCGGAATTGGGCGCGCACATGGAGTCGCTCCCAATTGTTATTCACATGGGCTTTGGCGTTGTTCCTCATGGTCATCAATTGCTACGTGGCCTGGAGGTACAGGCAGATGTGCGACTCGGTGAATTATTGGCGTGACCGCTGGGTCCAGACTCTGAAGCTGCTGATCACGGCGGCGTTGATCGGCTCGCTGGTGATGACGGGAGCGTGGGCCGGGACTCCGGGGAAAACAGAAGTCCCTGCGGCTCCTCCCGCGGACGAATCCGGAGGCGATGTCAAGATCGAATCGTGGGCGCTCGCCGCGCTGGTGCTGACGTGCGCCGTTGCAGGCGCTGCGGTGGTGATCTACGTTCACAACAAACACAAGCGGACCATGGGGCCCGTCACGCTCGTGCTTGAAAAGTCTCCCGACAACGTGAACTGGGCGGGCGTCGCCACGAACTACAACGTGAAGTTGACGGGTGATCCCTATGAAATGTTCAGGGACGTGAGGCGGGACGGATATTCTTTCTACCGCGTGCGCACTTGCGCCGAATGCGTTCCTCCTCCGTGAAGTCCACGCTCGAAGAATGGGATGAAGTCCTGCTCAAGAAGCGGAAGGGCAGGGCTTCGGATGACGAGTTGAAGCTCTTGGTTTGGGAGGCCAAGAAGGAACTAGCCACGCGGAGCTTTCATGAATTCGTTGTTCAAGCGTGGCGCATCGTTGAGCCGGACGAGGAGTTCGTCGATAATTGGCATATACGGGCCCTTTGCGATCACCTCGAGGCGGTGACGCGCGGCGAGATCAATCAGCAGATATTCAACGTGCCTCCCGGCACAATGAAGTCTCTGCTCGTGTGCGTGCTCTGGCCTGCCTGGGTCTGGGCGTTTGATCCTGTCAAGCGGTTCATGTTTTCTTCCTACGCCGAGGCATTGTCCTTGCGCGATTCGATCAAGATGCGAACGATAGTTCGTAGTTCATGGTATCAAGAACGCTGGCCGCTGCTGCTCGTGAAAGAGCAGGACGGCAGGCTGGAGAACGCGAGGGGAGGATGGAGAATCGTGGGCTCCATCGGAGGCAAGGGCATCGGAGAGCATCCCGACTTCAACGTGGCAGATGATCCTCACAACGTGCTGCAAGCTGAATCTGAGGCGGACAGAATGTCCGTCACACGCTGGTTCGAGGGTGTGTTCTGCGTTCGAGGCGAGGTGCGCGACGCGCGCAGGGTCCTGGTGATGCAGAGGCTTCATCAAGAGGATTGCACCGGCGTCGCCCTGGAAAAGGGCGGATGGTCTCACTTGTGCCTGCCGATGAGGTTTGAGAGTGATCATCCCATGGCGACCCTCGCCTCCCGTCCCACGTCCATCGGCTTTGTTGATCCCAGGAAGAAGGACGGCGATCTGCTCTGGCCCGAGGTGTACACGCCGGCCAAGGTCGCAAAGCTGGAGAACAACATGGGCATCTACGTCGCTGCGGGACAATTGCAGCAGCGCCCGTCTCCGCGCGGCGGCGGCATGTTCAAGCGTGATTGGTTCCTGGTGCAGCAAGACGTTCCCAAACTGGTCCGCGTTGTGCGCTTCTGGGACAAGGCGGGCACGCGCGCCGTGCTGGGAAAGAAAGTGCAGGGTGCAAGAACCGCGGGCGTCGCGATGGGATTGCTTCCCGGCGCGCCTGCACGCTACATCATCCTGGACGTGATCGCCGACAGGTGGGCCGCCCCCGAGCGCGAAGCGGTGATCAAAAAGACTGTGCAGGAGGACGAGGAACGCTGGGGTGTTGACGTGGAGACGTGCGTCGAACAAGAGCCGGGCAGCGGAGGAAAAGAATCCGCGGAGTCCACGATCTCGAATAATCCGGGGTATGATATGTCCGCGGTGCGTCCCACGGGCAGCAAAGTGACGCGGGCGGAACCCTTCGCATCTCAAGCATCGGTGGGCAACGTGAGGATCTTGTTCGCGCCGTGGAACAAATCCTTCCTGGACGAGGTGGAGATGTTTCCTCAAGGGTCTTTGAAAGATCAAGTGGACGGCGCGTCGGGCGCGTTCAACAAATTGTGCAGACCCTCGGTGAGGATCGGGGGGATGTTCTTCAAGAAAAGGAGCAGATAATAGTCTCATGTGCGCATTGAATCACACACATGAGAAATGTTTCGTTCTCGAAGTCTTCACGTTCGCTCCCGCGATGACGAAGCAGGAGTTTGAGCGACTAGTCGCGGAGAAGGTCCTCTTTGCCGAAATTGAACTCAACGTGGACGGTCGCCACCTAAGAGAAACTCCACCGAACGACCGAACTGAGCGACGCGGAACTGCGACGCTCAAACCACCAAAGATTTTATGAAAAAACGAAAGACGCACAACCGCGCTCGCTCCAGTGAGCTTGTTCGGCGGCGGCCCGCGACATGGGAAAAACTGACAGGCTTCCATATCCACTTCCCGGGCGGATGGCGCGCAGATGGCCAGAGTTTTTACAAGCCGGTGACGCGGGCCGAATGGAATCGTCGCCAGATGATGTCAATATGCATATATGTGGAGCCGCCGAACGGCGGAGCTAAGGCATGCCGGACCTGAGACTTTATGAAACATGAGACTCGCATAGCATTGAAGTTGCAGGCACTCCTCTTGTTGTTGTCATTGGTCTTTCTTCCCATGGATCCCATGACGGCTTTCAGAATGGCGTTCTGGATGAGCGTCGGAGTCTGGGTTTACCATGAGCATCTGAAGTATGAAGGTTGATTGGAAGAAATACCGCGCGTTGAAGTTAAGCGACGTCATACGTCCCGGAGATCGCCACGTCTTGGCCGACGATACGATGCTGCCTCCGTTCAGAAAGGGCCGGAACAGTTTTGTGGGCTTGACGGTCGGTCAAACGGGCCACTTTGCGGTGGTGCGCAGGAAAGGAAACGGAATATGATTGAAAAAGGACACAAGATCACGGTGCACGAGCACGGATTCGTGCGTTACATAGACCACATGGGTTCGGACGTCTCGATCGTCGAGGCGGTCCGGGTCTCTTACAAATCCCCATCGAAGGGACCTGAAGCGGACAAGAAGCTGCTCGGCTATCTGCTCCGAAACCGGATATGCAAAGTGAAGTTCAACATCAGGATGCCGATCTTCGTGATGCGGCAATACATACGGCACCGGATGCAGAATGTCAACGAAGTGTCCGCCCGCTACACGGAATTGCCGGACGTGTTTTTCCTTCCCAAAGTCTGGAGGTGGCAGGACGTCAAGAACAAGCAGAGCAGCATGAAGGGGGAGCGGCAGCTTGAGATGCCCATGGCGCGTCGCTTGTTGGATAGGGACGGGTGTGATTATTACACGAAAGATATCGGCGCGTGCGTGGAGGATTTCTACGAGCGCGCCTACGAATTGTATTTGCGGCTCCTCGAAGGAGGCGTCTCCCGGGAGCAGGCCTGCGTCGTGCTTCCCCTCGGCATCTACACAGAATTCTATTGTTGCTGGGACTTGAACAATTTGCTGAAATACTTTGCGCTCCGCGACCACCCTCATGCCCAAGCGGAGCATCAAGACTACGCCCGGGCGATGAAGCAAATCACCGCGGAGGTCTTTCCCTGGACGATGGAGCTTTATGAGTCGGGAAGATTTCGGTGGAGCGCAACAATGGACGAAACCCCCACGTTATGAGTGACCAAACAACCAAGGACATACAAGAAACGTGCGACGAGATCGCCGCGTTGCTCAAAGCCAAGAACGAAGCATACGGAGACGCGGCGCTCTCGCCTCTGAGGATCTTCTCGCGCGCGGACGCGGAGGTGGGCTTGCGGATCCGCATCGACGACAAGCTGAGCCGGATGATGTCGGACAGCGTGACGTTCGTTGAGGAGGACACCGTCTTGGACTTGATGGGCTACCTCGTTCTGCTGCGCATCGCTCAGAAACGCCGCGCTTCCCGGTCTAGGATAAGTTGATCACTTTTTTTGCTAGTCATACGGGCCGCTCAGAGTATAACTGAGGACTATGAGCAAGAAAAAGATTGTCTCCGGAGGAATTCAGAAGATGATCATCAACGCGTTCACCTCGCGCGTTCAATGGCTTCAAAGACTCATGGACCCTCGCAGGGACATAGAAGCGGAGTGTGGTCATCCTATCGTCGTCACGATCGAAGACTACAAACGGCTGTTTATGCGCGGCGACGTGGCCAATCGCATCGTCAGCCTCGTGGCCGACGAATCGTGGGTGCAGCGTCCCGAGGTCCTGGAGAACGAGGAGGACGAGGAGACCGATTTCGAGCAGGCTTGGAAAGAGCTCGATAAATCCCTGGGCGTGATCAACGTCATGCAAAGAGGAGACGTTCTGAGCGGCATCGGCAGGTTCGGCGTGATCTTGTTGGGCTTTGACGACGGTTTGTCCCTCAATGAGCCCGTCGCGTCCGGTCCCAGGCGGCTCCTCTACTTGCGCCCCTTCGACGAATCGCTCGCGACCGTGAAGTCTTTGGAGAACGACATCACCAATGAACGGTACGGTCTTCCCAAGGACTATCAGATTCAATTCACGGACGCTGAATTGCTTTCGATGTCCGATCCGGCGCAAAAGACTTTGACGACGTCGACCACGATTCACTGGACGAGGATCATTCACCTGTGCGACAATCGCTTCAGCTCGGACGTGTTCGGCGCGCCGCGCATGGAGAAGGTGCTCAACCGGTTGCTCGATATCAGGAAGATCGCCGGCGGGTCGGCGGAGATGTTCTGGAAGGGGGGCTTTCCGGGATTGAGCATCGAAGCTGCGCCCGGGCTCGAAGATCGAGTCACGTTTGACGAAGACGCCACGAAAGAGCAGCTCGAAGCCTACATGAACGGCCTTCAACGATACCTGGCTTTTGTGGGCATGCAGACGAAGAGCCTGGCGCCTCAGATCGCCGACCCAGATCCGCACGTCAAGCTTCAATTGCAACTCATCGCCACCGCGTTGGGCGTTCCTTGGAGGGTCTTGATCGGCAGCGAGGCTGCTCAACTGGCTTCGGAGCAGGACACGCGGGCGTGGAACAAACGTCTCCACAGGCGCAGGACCGACTACGTGACGCCCTACATCATCCGTCCGCTCGTGGATCGCTTGGTTGAATACGGAGTCTTGCCCGAGCCTGAAGAACTGATCGTCAACTGGCCGGACTTGAATTCTCCCAGCGACCTGGACAAAGCGGCAATCGCCGAGAAGCAAACCAACGCGATCGCGAAATACGTTCAGAGTCAATCGGACTCCCTCATACCTCCGTTCCATTTCTTCACGCGCATCTTGAACATGGAGGACGATGAGGCGGATGCGATCATCGAAGACGCCATGGATGCCGTGGATGATTCGGAGGACGACGAAGGCACCGTTGCACCGCTGCCGGAGGAAGATGACGACATTGAAGAGATGGTGGACAATGTCAGTCGGTCCCTCCAAGCTATGAACGCCAGGTTGGATCAGATGGAACGCAACAAAGAGGCGCCCCTCATTAAGGACTTGGGAGATAAACTTCAATGCCTGGCTGATCAGACGCAGAAGGGACTCGATCGGTTGGAGCGAAGATCATCGCAACAATCTCCCATACAAATCACCGTCGAGAGTCCCAAGCAGAGCAATAAGACCATCAAGGAGATCAACAAGTCCGACGGCTCCCGTGAATTCGTCGTGACCGAAAGCAATAAATAAATAATCAAAACACTATGGCAAACGTTCTATACAACCCAGCAAAAAAGAAATTCCTTGACGCCGACATTGACTTGTTGGTGGACAACATCAAAGCAGTCTTGGTGGACTTGGCGGACTACACGTTTAATATCGCGGACGAATTCTTGTCGGACATACCCGTGGCGGGCCGCGTGGCGATCAGTGACAATTTGGACAATAAATCCACCACGAACGGCGTGTTCGACGCGGATAATGCCGTGTTCGCGCTTGTCTCCGGGGACGTCAGCGAGGCAGTGGTTCTTTTCAAGGACACCGGCAGTCCCGCCACTTCTCCGTTGATTCTTTATATCGACAGTGCTACGGGCCTGCCGATCACACCCAACGGGGCTAACATCAATTTGCAGTGGAACGACGGAGCGAATAAAATCTTCGCCTTGACATGAAGCAATTCACAATCACTCGACAACGTAGTCCGCACGGCGGCCGCCTGGAACGCTGGCTCGGCGCGCCGGTGGTGGAGCAGCTCTCACGCTCGATGCGAGACTGGTATGGACCGGCCATCGCGGTCGGCGGGGTTCCGGGCGCAGTCTTCGTGCACAAAGGCGGTGATTTCTCCGGCGTGTTAAAAAGCGGGCAGGTTCTCAATGGCTTGGATTGGGCCTTGGGCCGGATGGACAGAATCATCCAGCATTTTGGGCGTTCGCAACGTCAGCGCTGCAATGCCGGCTTTGCCTCGCTCTCGGACTTGATTGCGGAATGCACGGCGGGGAAGTGCCGTGAGTTTTTCTATAACAAAACCGGCGCGACGGGTGTCGTTGGTGTGACCAATTCTCTATGGGGACTCGGCGCTCATCCGGCGGCAGGCGCGAATGCGTCCAACGCTCCCGGCGGAGATGCTCCGACGGATGCGACGACGGGGGCGGTGGCGTTCGATAACGTGTCGCCGGATACGAGGCACGTGGTCAGCGCGTGGGTCGTGGCGAGCGTGGCGGGACAAAACCTGTTGTGTTATGATCGGATTTTTCAGGTGAACAAGACGATGGCGTCCACTGCGAACGAGTCTGTGACCGGAGTGCCTACCCGTTATCAAAGCGTGACGCCGGGCGCGGCGGATTCCGCTGAAGGAAATTTCCTATTTGTTGAAGTGGGCGGAACCGCATTGGCGGCGACGGCGCACAATTGGGATACGTCTAATCTTTACACGAACCAAGCGGGAACGGGCAGCCGGGCTTTGCCGTCGCTCACAGGAAACTCGGGAGCCATCGTGCGGCGGCTTGACCACCCGGTGCAGCAATGGTTCGCGCCGCTGGCCTCGGGAGATACGGGTATTCAGCAACTCGATCAAATGCATTGCTCCGCCTCAGTGGCCACGGGCGTCATCAACTTCGTCATCGGTCATCCGATCTGCTGGATTCCGGTGCCGATCATCAACCTGATCTGTCAGGCGGACTACATCAACACGGCGTTCGGCTTAATTAGGATTTTTGATGACGCGGCGCTGGCCTTTCTCGAAGTGATGAAACCGGCGACGGGCGCGACGACCTACAATATCGGTGTGAGAAGCGTGGCGGGATGAACAACTGGCGTTTCATCGGCAACAAGTATTGCAGCATCACAGCGTTGCAGTTTGCGCCGACGTTGACGGTTCACGATCCGAATCCGCCATTGACGTTGGAGAATCCTAGTGCGGGAGGTCTTCAGACGATTGTTTTCAACAGCATTGTCCAGTCTGTGGTCGTGGGAACGCTGATGTTGAAACAGGAAATCTATCCTGGAGATATTGTTCAAGGTATTTTCATCAGTGCTCCCTCTTTGGAATCGGGGTTGTTGCTTGGGAACGTTGCGCAGACCGTTTCAGTCAATTCTCCTATTCTGACGCAGGAGATTTATCCGGTGAGTGTTGCCCAGACGGTTGTTGCTGGCACGTCTTTATTGGAATTGAGCGTTGCTTTGAACAGCATCTCTCAAGGCATCACCGTCGGGCAACCCGTGTTGGAATTGAGTATCCGATTTGATGGTGTTGTTCAGGTTGTGTCGGTGGCAAGTCCCACGTTGGAATTAAACATATTCTTTGACAGCGTTCCTCAAGGCCTTGTTGTCGGGCAGCTCACTCTGGTTCAGAGCATCTCATTTGATAGTCTCGGACAAATCGTGTTCCCGGGAAGTCCCGCGTTGGAGTTGAGTGTTCAGTTTGTCAGCGTGGTTCAGCCTACTGAGATCGGAACGCCGACTTTATTCGTGGAGGGAGGAGCCGGGACGCAGACCATTTCATTTGATAGCGTGGTTCAGTTCGTGTTTGTGGGAACGCCGATTCTGTCTGTGCAGACCGAGCCGGAGCCCGAACCGCCGTTGATCCGTTTCGGCAGCGGCGGAGGTTGGGTCCGTCCTCTGAAATTGAAAGAGGAACCAGAGCCTCCGGCGCAGATAATTTCCGTTCCTTCGGTGATTGTTGTTACGGAGGTGGGCAGTCCCACTTTGATGCAAGATGTTCTGTTTGTTTTTCCGACTTTTGTGGGATTGCGGAGTGAAAGATCCGACGAGATTCCGCCGGCGGCAAAAGCGAAAGTAATTCATTCGATTCAACCGGTGGTCCTGTCTATTCAAACGATCAAGATGAGGTCTTGTTCGTTGAAAGCGGATTACGGAATACCCCGTTTGCGTCAGGAACTTAATGTGGGAGAATTGATCGCCTTGCTGGAAATGATTGAATAAATTATGAACAATGTTGTTGACACTGTTTCTTCGACTTTTTGCAATCCAACATGCGATTCAACGTGCTTCAAGGAAGTGTTGAGTCAGGAAGTGTCGAGTCCTTATGAAGATCTCCTACTGATGATACTGAAGGAATCTCTCGAATTGACCCAGCGTGTTTAGCAACTTATGATGTATCATCTTTTGATTTGCCGGGTGGCGTTGCGGAGGTTTTTCGGTCTTCGTTTCCCTTCGCGGGTCATCCGGCAACCTTGTTGGTCGGCGAATCATTGGAAGAGTCTAACGTAAATGCCTTACACTATCGAACATCGTCCGGCGAAAGGGAAGCCACCTTGGGTGAAGGTGGACGCCGACGGTCATATCGTCTCGAGGCACAAGACCAAAGCCAAAGCGGAGGCGTCCATCCGCGCTTACTATGCGAACAACGCGCGGCGTCCCAATCCTCTGAGGGTTGATCCCACCCGCACCAGCACCCTACGGCGCCGGTTCATGACCGAGGTGCGCAAGCGATTCAGAAAGATCATAGCTCAGCTGAGAGACTTTATCGTGGAGAAGGACGCACTCGCTCTGCGCGAACGCAAGACGCTGCTGACGATGGCCCTGGAGCGGGAGTTTGAGTTCAGAACGGACGCGGGGAAGCTGGAAGCGTTCAATGATTGGTTACAGACTCAGATCGAAGCCGAATTGATCTCGCCTGTTCCTGGTGGAAGGGCCGATCAGCCCTGGACCATTGAGTTCATCGAATCGGCCTACAAAAAGGGACAGCTCAATTCTTACCTATCGTCGAAACAAAGTCAGTTGTTCGAGGACTTGGGAGTCGGCGAGATGAGTCAGGAAGAGTTTCTGCGCAGCGCGTTCATCGTGCCCGAGGCAAGGTCCAAGGTGCAATTGCTCGCAACGCGGACGCTCGAAGATTTGAAGGGCGTGAGCCGCACGATGGCGACCCGAATGAGCAGGATTTTGAGTCAGGGTCTCATCGACGGAAGTGGTCCTGAGGTCATCGCCAAAGAGATGACGGCCCAGATCAAGTCGTTGACGAAAGCCAGGGCTTTGACCATCGCCCGGACCGAGATCATCAACGCGCACTCTGAAGGACAACTCGACGCGTTTGAGAAATTGGGCGTCGAAGACGTGGGCGTGAGAGCGGAATGGTCGACGGCGCTGGACGACCGCGTGTGTCCCGAGTGCGAGAAGAACGAGGGCACTGTCTTCACTATTGATGAGGCGAGGGGATTGATCCCGTTGCATCCTAATTGTCGTTGCGCCTGGATACCTTTCGTGCCCGACAGATAATAGCGTGAATGGATCCTAATCAGAAAGTGACTTTGACGATCACGCATTGGAACCGCTTCCCGATGCTGGTCGAGTGCGTCGCCGGGGTGAGATCGGATCCCAGGATCGGCGAGATCGTGATTTCGGATGACGCTTCGACGGACGGGTCGTGGGAGCAGATGCAGGAGTTTTTCAAACACAACGACAAAGTCAAATTGTTCCGCAACGAGACGAATCTGGATTGCTACAGGAACAAGGCCGAGGCGTTGAGGCGTTCCCAGGGATGGTGCATTCTTTTTGATTCGGACAACATCATCACGGCCGATTATTTGAATGTGCTCTATGCCTTGCCCGTGTGGGACGCGAAGATGGCCTATTGTCCCGACTTCGCCGAGCCCGAATTCGACTATCGTTCCTTTGCGGGAATGACTTTCGATTTGAGGAACATCTCCCTTCACGCGCTAGACCGCCGCTTCCGGTGCGCGTTGAACACGGCGAACTATTTCATGCACAGGGATGACTACCTGGAGGTCTGGGACGGCACGGTTGATCCTCACACGGCGGACAGCATTTACCAAAACTACAACTGGATCAAATCCGGCAGAAGACTTCACATCGTCAAAGGACTTCGTTATCGTCATCGAGTGCACGATCAGAGTCATTACAAATTGAACATCGGCAAGACGGGTCGTTTTCATCAAGAAGTGGAGATGAAGTTGTTGCAATTGAAACCTCAGAAATCAAGATGAGAAAAATAGGAATGGTTCGGCCCAGGACATACGGAAGAATGGGTAACTTTCTTTTTCAAGTCGCCTGCGCCGCGGCGTATGCCTGGCGTCACGGCATGCCTTTCACCGTGCCGAGCACCACCCGGGATCCGAAATGGAATCCGATTTACTTGCAGCACTTGGTTGATCCGTTGTGGGATCCCAAGCTGCGTGAATTGCGTCTCGAAGAAAAGGTTTTCTCCTATTACGAATTGCCGTTCAAAGAGGAGTGGCGCGACAGGAACATCATACTCGATGGTTATTGGCAAAGCGAAAAGCATTTCATTGAATACAGGGATCGAATTCTGCAGACGTTCGGTTTTGATTGGCAAATGATGCCGGGCTTGGTTTCGGTGCACGTTCGGCGCGGAGATTATTTGACCATTCAAAAGGGGGGCATGTTCAAGCATCCTCCCGTACCCAAGGAATGGATCGAAGCAGCGATGAGGCGGTTCGACGGCGCCAAGTTCAGGTTCTTCTCGGACGACATCGCTTGGTGCAAGGAGCAATTCGGAGGAAGAAGTGACTGCGCTTTTTCGGAGGGGCAGGACGAAGTCAAAGACTTGGAGCACATGAGTTGGTGCGAGCATCAGATCTGCAGCGCGAGCACCTTCAGCTGGTGGGGTGCTTGGCTGAACCGGAATCCCAAGAAACGGATCATCATGCCCAATCATTGGCTCACTCCGGGTTGGAACGGAGGGCTGGACACGAAGGACGTCGTGCCCGAAACATGGGAGAGACTCTGATGCCCCTTCCCAGCGTGGAATTCTTGAAGAGTTTCAGAAACACCAGTCACATCTTCGTCGAAACGGGCAGTCATCAAGGCGACGGGATCCAAATGGCCCTCGACGCGGACTTCCTGGCGATCTACAGCACGGACGTCTCGGCTTATGCCTACGGCTATTGCTGCGGCCGTTTCAGGGACCAACGCACGGTCGTGAATCTGTTCAATTTGGATTCGAGGATCTTCCTGGAGCAATTCCTATCCCACTTGACCGCGCGGGCGGTGTTTTGGATTGACTCGCACTGGTGCAATACGGACGGAGGCAGGCAGGAAGACGTGCCTTTGATGGAAGAGTTGACGATCATGAGGAAACAAGAGCTCACGGGACACACGCTTCTGATCGACGACGTGAGGTTGTTCGGCACAGATCATTACCCGAATTTGAAGCGCGTGGTGTCCAAGATCATGGCCATGAATCCAGGTTACGTGATCAGCTTTCATGACGGATTGGAATTCAAAAACGACATACTCGTCGCAAAAATATGATCATCGAAAACAGTTACATCAGTTACGTCAATCTCGATCACCGGACGGATCGGCTCAAACACATGAAGGAGATGATGGCGCGGGTGGGTTTGAACGCCGTCAGGACCCGGGGCATGCTTCCCGAAGAGGTCGTGAGGAACGGATTGGCGTCGCCCGACAGGCTGCGCGTGATGCAGAACCGCACGCCGGGCGCAATAGGTTGCCACTTCAGCCAGGTGAGCATCATGAAGGAAGCACTCGCCCGCGGTCAACATGCCTTTGTGATGGAGGATGACTTGGTGTTCTGCAAAGACTTCAAGGAAAGAATGAAGATCGTGGACGTGTTCTTCAATCAGCGTTCTTGGGACGTGCTCTGGTTGGGAGGCACGGTGCACATTAGTCCCCCCTGGTGGCACAAGACCACCTTGGGAAGAGATTTCGATTTGACCGACAATCCCAGGATGATCAGGACCTATGGCGCATTCTCGACGCACGCCTACATCGTGAATGTTGCCAGCATACCCATGGTGCTGAAAGGACTGGACGACATCTTGCACTTGAGTATGGGCATAGATTGGGCGTTCATACAGATGGAGCCTAATATGCAGACTTTCATGTTTGTCCCTGGCTGCGTTATTCAATACGATAATACTTCGGACATCGGGCGCGGAGTGACGACCTTCAGCGGATTCAAGAAATTGGGCGCTCATTGGTATGCGGAACGGATGGAAGATTTTGATCCTGAAACCTATGATTGGAGTGTGAGACTAAAATGACTGCACAAGAAATGTTGAAATCGTTGCCTTCTGAATTCGCCGCGCTTTACGGCGAAGTCGTGACGTTGGATATTTACAAGATCAGGAACCTATCCTTTGTTCCCGACGTGGTGGTGGACGTCGGCGCGAACGTGGGCTTTTTCACTGGTTTTGCGCGGGAGTTGTTTCCCGATGCGCTCATAGTCGGGCTTGAACCCCATCCTGCCAACTTTCAATATTTGGAGCGTTGGTGCGCGGGTGCGAACACGATCTTGATCAACAAGGGATTGGGATGCGGCCGACTTTACCGGGCTACGACCGCGGCCAATGGCTCCGGAGAATCCTATTTCTCGAGCGGCTTGGGCTATCCTTATGAGATGGTATCTGCCGCCGTGCGTAAGCGGTTGAACGTGGAGGACACCAAGGTGCAATCTATCACGCTGGAGCAATTGTTCCTGGATCATTGTCCCGAAGGCGCGAAAGTCCTGCTGAAGGTGGATTGCGAGGGCGCGGAGAACAGCATCTGGGAGGATCCGTTCTCGTTCGACGCGTTGGCGTCCTCGACTTACATCGCCATGGAGCTTCATGATTACGGCATGACTCAATATGAGGCTTCGGAGGTGATGCGCATCACCAATCAAGCCTTGGTCAAATTGCACAGAACGCATCACGTCGAACGAAACGGCGTCTACCTGTGGGCGCTGAAGCACAGGATCACTTGAATTATGAACGAGATTAAGCATCGCAGTGAGTTGTGGAAGCTGCTTGAGGACAGAGCGGATGATATTGTGCGCATCGCCGAGATCGGAGTGGCCGAGGGACGTTTCAGCGCCGAGATCATCAATTGGCCACTGCCTTACAAACGCGTCTACCTGGTCGACAGGTGGATGCAGCATGAAGGACAAAAAGGCGATGGAGGATTTCCTCAAACGTGGCACAACCGGAATTTCGAGCAAGTCAAGGAGCTCTGCTCCCGCTACACCTTTGCTCAATGGTTCAAGATGGATTCGGTGAAGGCAGCCGGAAACTTTCCCAACGGAAGTTTTGATCTCGTTTACATTGATGCCAATCATGTGGAAGTGGCGGTGCTGGCCGACAGCGAGGCCTGGTATCCGAAAGTGAAACGAAATGGGTTCATGGCCTTTCACGATTACGAAAACAGGAATTACGGCGTGAACAAAGCCGTTCGGCTCTTCGCAAAGAAACATGGCTTTGAGATTCATTCCATTCCCGAAAACCATTCCAATGATGCAGGAGCCTGGTTTCAATTATGCTAATTCCTTTTGATCATCTTTTCGAGCACTACAACATACGTCCTTCCGGGGTGCTTCATCTGGGCGCCAACACGGGACAAGAAGCCGAAGTCTATCATGGACGAGGTGTCAAACGGGTGATCTGGGTCGAGGCCATTCCCGAGTTGTTTGAGAAGCTGAAGCGCAACGTCGCGCGCTGGCCTCAGGACATCACTTATTGCGCATGCGTGAGCGACGTCAATGATGAGCGCGTGCGGTTTCAAGTCGCCAGCAACGGCGGGCAATCATCTTCATTTTTGGAATTCGGGACTCACGCGGTGGCTCATCCGTCAGTCAGATTCATTCGCAATTTCTTCGCCACCACGATCAGAGTCGACAGACTCCTGGCCGAGGAGGAGATCGAAGGCAGTTGGTTCCTCAATGCTGATCTTCAGGGTGCGGAACTCAAAGCGTTGATCGGCATGGGTCAGTTGTTGTGGAAGTTCGATCATGCCTACATCGAAGTGAACGAGGACGAGCTTTACAAAGGCTGCCCACGCACGAAGGACGTGGACGAATACCTGGCTCAATTTGGATTCGTCGGCGTGGAGACCAAGATGACGGGCGCGGGCTGGGGGGACAAATACTACGTGAGGACGAGATAATAGGAGCATATGAGAGACTTTACACTGGTGTGCGGCGCGGGAGGCTTCATCGGAGGCCACCTCGTGAAACGATTGATTGAATTGGGAATGGACGTGCGTGCCGTTGACGTGAAACCGTTGGACAGATGGTTTCAATATTCCGGATTTGCGCAGAATTTACCCGAATGCGATCTGCGTAAGTTGTCCGTGTGCGATGACGTGATGCGGAACGTTCGTCACGTCTACAACCTGGCAGCGGACATGGGAGGAATGGGCTTCATCGAGTGCAACAAAGGGTTGTGCATGCTCTCGGTCCTGATCAACACGCATTTGCTGATCGCAGCCCAAAAACACGAGGTCGAGAGGTATTTCTTCGCGTCGAGCGCGTGCGTCTATAAAGCCGAGGCACAATGCCTGGAAGATCCCAAACCACTCGTTGAATCGGACGCCTATCCCGCAATGCCGGAGGACGGATACGGCTGGGAGAAATTGTTCAGCGAAAGGATGTGTCATCACTTCACCCAGGATTTCAACCTAGAGACGCGGGTTGCGAGATTGCACAACGTCTATGGTCCGATGGGCACATTCAGGGGAGGACGCGAGAAGGCGCCAGCCGCGTTGTGTCGGAAGATCGCCTGGGCAAAACTGAACGGCGTCAGCGAGATCGATGTCTGGGGAAACGGGCATCAGACCCGCACGTTCACGTGGATCAACGATTGCGTCGAGGGCATCTTGCGCATCATGGCGAGCGGCGTCGTCATTGAACCGATCAATTTGGGAAGTTCCGAAATTGTTTCGATCAATAACCTCATCGATATCATCGAGGGCATCGCCGGCTACCGCGTGAAGCGGCGTTATATTTTGGATGCTCCGAAAGGCGTGCGCGGACGCAGCAGTGACAACACGAAGATCAAGGCCCTGCTCAATTGGGAGCCCTCCATGAACTTGCGGACGGGAATGAATATCACCTATGACTGGATTGAGAGTCAACTAAACATGGACAACCAGAGAGTCTATGGAGAAACACAAAGCAGCTGATCGGAAACAACGGAAGCAGGGCGCGTTCGTGGTGGCGACCGAGGAGCAAACCGAAGCCCGCCGCACTTACGTCGCCGTCATAAGGAAGGTCGCCGAGGAGATTTGGAAGAGGAAGACACCATGTTCTCATTGACGACCATCACCCCCTATTGGAGACGGCCGGCGACTCTGAGATTATGGCTCAACGCGGTGAGTGATGCTTTGCTTCCCGGGATGAAAAGCATGGTGGTGTTCGTGGGGGATCCTATTCCGGACTGGGTGCGACCGTGGCGTGAACTGCCTCAATTCGTCTTCGTTCATACCAAAGACGTTCCCGGAGATCGCAGCATTGCTCATTATCACAACTTGGGCGCCGCGCAAGCTGATACGGAATGGATAATGAAGCTGGACGTGGACACGTTTCCGCACGTAACGTATTTTCATCATCTGGAGTCCATCGTGCAGACGGCCGGAAAGTGCGAATGGTTCAACGGCGGCATGATGTATCTGACGCAAGCGGCGTCCTCATCATATCTTTGTCAGCCCATCCTGGAAGAGGATTATGACCACATCGTTCACAACTGGTCGAGTTATTCGTCGAACGGTTACCCGCATCCCGCGGCGACCAATTTTGTTTGCAGACGGAAAGACTACTTGTCGTTTGGTGGTTGCGATTCGAGGTTCAAAGGCTATGGTTGGGAGGATTACAGTCAAATTTACATGCTCGAACGTCATCAATTGGGAAATGATCCCTTGCCTGGGCCCATCACCCTTCAAAACGTCACTCAGCGGTGCCGCGATGAGATCAGTCGCAGAAAGGCGTTGGAGTTGTTTAGGAGGAACGGCAAACTCTGCTTGTTTCATCATTGGCATCCCACGAATACGGATCAATTCTATCGCAACGCCAGGATCATGGGTGCGAATCGGCTGGTGCTGCTGGAGAACATACTCACTTCGCGCAAATGAAAGTCACTGACCAAACTGTCCTGGCCCGTTACAAACTTACGGGTATGAAAGATCACATGATCGCTGAGAAGATGGGCATCAGCGTCGCCGAGGTTCAGAAATTATGGACCGAAATGCGGGAAGCCGCGCACGCATCCGATCCGTCGGGTTACCAGGATTTGATTGCGCACATGAATGTCTTGTGTTATCAATACCAATTGTTCGGAGAGTCTTTGAAGGCGATCTGCAGACAGCTCGGATGTACCGTCACAGCGTCGGACCTCAAGGCCCAGATCGTGAAAGATGACCCGGACAAGACCGCGTCCAACATTCTTCAGCACTACATAGTCACCAAGGCTTTCGTCAAAACCGACCCGGTGGAGGCGCTTGAGAAGCATCTCCACAGGATCATCGAGGGGAACTAAGGTTCCGGTTCAAAAGATTTTGCTGTACGACTTGTTCAGGTTGTTGTAAAAGGCAGCCATTATGAACGAACGGTTTACTCGGTTAGTTTGTAACCTACTCCCGTCAGGCTGCCGTTTCGAGACCCTCGAAGATCGTGAACACATCGTTGTCCCCATGGTGATCCTTACTGAGGGCGTTCACGCGGGTTCGATGGGGCCACTTTACTACCCGAACGGCGAGCTTTCAAAGACGCCCGAGGTGTGGAACCACAAGCCCATCGTCGTATATCATCCTTCGATGAACGGACAATCAGTCTCGGCGTGCGATCCTGTTATCCTCAACAGCCGCAAGGTGGGCGTAATGCTCAACACTAAATACGAGAAAGGGAAATTGAAGTCCGAGGCTTGGATCGAAAAGACGCTCGCCAACAAAGTCGATGACCGCGTGATGACGGCCATCGAGAACAAGCAGATGATGGAGCTTTCGACGGGAGTGTTCATAGACGTGGACGATGAGTCGGGCTCCTGGAAGGAAGAAGAATATGTCGGGGTCGCGCGCAACTTTCGTCCCGATCATCTCGCGTTGCTTCCAGATCAGATCGGAGCGTGCTCAATCAAAGACGGCGCCGGGTTCCTGCGTAATCAACGGGGCCAGGACATTCGCAGGGTTGACAACGAGATGTCTTTCTCGAACGTTCACTCGGCGTTGTGCAAGGCGCTGAAGGAGAAGTTTCCCGACAACGGCATTTCGTATGCCTACATCTGTGACGTTTATGCTGATTTCTTCATTTACGACTACAACGGCAAACTGTGGCGCTTGGGCTACGCGATGGACGGCGACAAGGTCACGGTCTCGGACGAGGCGCCTGTTGAGGTCGTGAGGGCAACTGAATACCGGACTGTTGATGGTGCCTACGTGGGCAACCGGAGCCAGTCCACCAACCAAAACAAAACCAACATGAACAAAAAAGAAATGGTGGATGCCATCATTACGGCCAACGCGGGTTGGGCAGAAGCTGACCGTGAGTCGTTGATGGCACTAAATGAGGGCCAGTTGAAGCTCATTCAATCGGCCGCAACTCCGAAAAAGAAAGACGAAGAGGACATGGAGGCTGATGAGGCCAAGAAGAAAGGCGCCAAGGCTTCCAACTCCGCTCAGCCGGCTCAAGCTCCCGTCACCGCGGCAGCCGCGCCCGCGCCCGCAGCCGCTCCTGCGGCCGCTCAGGCACCCAACGTGGTCTCGATTCAAGACTACATCCGGCAAGCTCCGAAGGAGATGCAGGAAGTCTTGAACAACTCTCTCGACGTTTACAACGCCGAGAAGGTGAAGTTGATCGACGCCATCATCGCGAACAAGAACAACGCGTTCACGAAGGAGGACCTCAACGCTCGTCCGCTCAATGAGCTGCGCAACATCGCGCGACTGGCGGTGGTCGAAGTGAGTGCACTGGAGCACAACCGACTGATTCCCAATTATGCCGGTCAGGCACCCGTGATCGCTCAGGGTGGAGGAGAAGAACCGCTGGAAGTTCCGGTGTTGAACTTCACGCGGAACGGCGCCAACAAAAACTAAGTCTGGCGAGAAACAGAAATCAACAGCAACAATCAAAACAACATTATGAGCTTATTGAGCACAGACCCAAAACGGATTCACCTGCGCGGTGACGCCATTCACGAAGAGGCGACCGCGGGCGGAGCAATTCGCCCCGGAGATCTGCTCGACGTTGACACCAACGGCGAGGTGATTGTACATCCCACAGCGGGTGGATGGGCCGAAAAAGCCTTCGCGCTGGAAGATGCGCTTCAAGGTAACAGCATCGACGACAATTATGCCGCCGATGACTTGGTGAGCTATATCATCGCCCGGCCGGGAGACATAATCTATGCCTGGCTGTCGGGTGGCGAAGTGACCACGAAGGATGACTTCCTTACCAGCAACGGAGACGGTGCCCTCAAGGTGGCTACCTCGACGGACATCCGCATCGCCAAGGCACTCGAAGCGGTAGATGCGAGCGATAGCAACGACGTTGACGAAAGGATCCGCGTCCGCATCCTGTGATCCAGGACAAAGCAAAACAACCAAAAAACTCAAACACGAAACAATATGGACTTGATACTAAATGGACAAGCACAAGGGAGCGTGGCGGCGACGTTGTTGCAGAACAACTTCAACCCCTCGGTCCTCCGTCCTTGGATCGGAAAGGATGGGCGTTCGTACATCGCTCGGAATGATGGCGGCAAATTGATCGCCTCCCCGACGATGGTCAACAATGCAACCCTCCGCAAGGAAGAGTGGAAAATCCTCGACGAAGCGGTTGTCATGGCAGCGAAGGAACGCCTTCGCGTCGTCGCCGACTTGCGCGCCGCGGGATTGACCTACAACATTCCCAACGGCATGGCCAAGACCATCCTTGAAACTGAGACGGTCTCGGACATCACCGGGGCGACGATCAGCATGGATCCGGCCAGAAAGAGCGAAGGAGATCGCCCGGAGTATGACCTGACCGGTCTGCCTCTGCCCGTGATTCACAAAGACTTCTACTTCAATGCGCGGCAGATTGCGACGAGCCGCAACATTGGGTCGGGAATCGATGTGACCATGGCGCAGCTCGCAGCGCGGCGGGTCAGCGAGGAAGCGGAGAAACTGGTGCTCGGCACAACCGGGACATTCACCTACGGTGGCGGTACAATCTATGGATTGACCAACTTCCCGTCCCGCATCACTCGGTCCCTGATCTCTCCGCTGGAAAGTGAATGGGTGCCTTCGCAGACCGTTCAGAACATCCTGGCGATGCGTCAGGACAGCGAAGACGCGTTTCACTACGGCCCATGGGTTCTTTACAACTCGCCGGCGTGGGACCAATACCTCGACGACGATTATTCGTCGGCCAAGGGTGACAACACCCTGCGACAACGCATCGAGGCGATCAACGGCATTCAAGGCGTTCGGACGGCGGACTACTTGACGGGTTACCAGTTGATCCTCGTTCAGCAATCCACGGATGTGATCCGCGAGGTCATCGGCATGGACGTCACCACGCTGCAATGGGAGACCGACGGTGGGATGCGGTTGCATTTCAAAGTCATGGCCATCCTGGTGCCGCAACTCCGCGCCGATTACAACGGCAATTCGGGTGTCGTGCACGGCACGGCGCCCTAATCGAATCACGTTGGATGCCGGAAGGAGCGTGAACTTCCGGCATCCGGCTCAACCCACAACGAAAGGCAAAATGAACGCATACAGAGTCAACGCCGGGATCCATATTGATGGCCCCACCGGCAAGCAATACAAAAAGGGACAAATCATCAAGAGTCATCAGGACCTCATCAAGATGTTTCCCGAGAAGTTCACTGACTTGGGAGACGTGGAGGAATTGCCGAAAGTCAAGTCGAAGGCCGTAGAGGCCCCGGCGGAGAAAACCAACAAACCTGTCAATGAGTCCTCCGAAACCTCCCCCAAAGGGAAGTCGAAGAAAGGGACTACCGACGAATGGGATTAAACCGTCATGGCGCGAACCACCTCAGCCTCGGTAGAAGCAATCATCGAAGTTGATGCTTCGATTTCATTGACGCCCTTCATCGAAGCGGCCAATGCCTTGGTGGAGGAGATCGCCTCAGATTCGGGACACAACAATGCACGTCTTGAACTGATCGAACGTTGGCTCGCTGCCCACTTTTACGCGATGCGTGATCCCCGGGTCACGTCCGAACGCGCAGGACCAGTGGGCGCGAGCTACCAATCCGCAGTGGCGTTGAGGTTAAACTCATCGCAATACGGACAAATGGCGATGACGCTGGACACAAGCGGCTTGCTCAACACGATCAACGCGGGCAAAATTCAGGTGAAGGCTGTTTGGTTGGGAACACCGCTCGAACAAAGCAGGGTCGAAGGACAACTTGATGAGGAGGTTTGATGAATGCGTCTCGGGCAGGATATACAATCCATTTGCTGAAGAAATTGACAAAGGAAGCTGACGAAGAGGATGTGCTTCAATTCTTCCGTTCATCAACATCGCCCGTTGATCCACCAGGAGATCTCGAACGGCCGGCGCTTCATTTGGACACCACCACCAAATTAGTCTATGAGTGGAATATCAAGAATCAAATGTGGCGAGTTGAGACTGCGCACCGGCACTACACGAAAACGGAGGTGATTTCACCGGAGCTTCCTTATTCTTTGTTGGCTCCCGTCAGATTGGTCATTGAAGTCATCTTCACTTTGAATCCTACCGCGACAAAACCCGCAGTGCTCACTGTCAGCCGTAGTGGAGGAATTTCGGACGTTTCTATTAGTGCGATGGGCACGTTGAATGATCCCACGCGTCATGCTTCCTTTCGCGTCTCACCAGGAGACATGATCACGTTCACTGACGCTTCGGAGGCTCCCGCGGTTGCCACAATTGATCTGCTCATCATCTTTGAGGAGGAATGAATTTACCCTTTGACCTACATAAGGAATTGATGAAACTCCGGAGACTTGAATTGAAGGCTTTGGAAGCGGACAATGCCGTTCTTAGGCAACGGTTGAAGATTTTTCCTCCCGTCGAAGAGGAAGTCAAAAAAGCCTTGACAGGTATGGATCGGATCAGGAGTGAGGCGATCGAAGATGCTGTTAAGCGCAATGGAACTTTCACCGAAGCCGCCAAAGAGTTAGGCATAGGTCGTTCGACGGTTTATGGATATTACAGAGGGAAGAAGAAAGTGAACGGAGTCGCGCGCGTCATGGTCAGTTTGCTCATAGTGATGATTTCGTTGATCGGTTGCGTCTCGTCGGGATCCAAGTTCGCATACTCGTTGTCATCGATGTCGACGCCTTCATTCTTGCTGCCTAGTTTGACGCGAGTTTCTGCTATGTCTTTGTCTTCGGAAGACACAGGACTGATTCCGCCTCCCGCCACGGCCAGGGTCATCGTCGCATGGGATCCATCGCCTGATTCTACGGTCACCGGTTACATATTTCACTACGGAGGAACAACGAGAAATTACACCAACGTGACGGACGTTGGAAACAGTCTCAGCATAACGGTCACGAACATGGTGATCGGAAGCACCTATCACTTTGCGGCGACCGCATACAACCATATCGGACTTGAGTCGGTGTTCAGTGATGAATTGATCTACACCATTCCTCCGTCAAAACTTTGGATTACTCTGCTGGGAAGCGATACGTCGGACGGAGGCTGGACGCCGATCTCCACGAACTCCGTTGTGCCCACGGCGCCGATGCGATTTTTCATTCAACAGATCAAATGGAGCAACTCGCCATGATGATCAAAAAGAAACCTTTGGGTAGCTATGCCCACCAACTTTGGTTTCCGTCGAAAGAATGGAACGGTCAAAAAGCGTTCTTGATCGGCGGAGGTCCTTCGTTGACGGGTTTTGATTTCAGTGTTTTGAAGGGTCGAAACACGATAGGATGCAATGATGCATATCATCTGGGAAGCGAAGTGATAAAATTCTGCGTGTTCGGCGATGCGAATTGGTGGCAGCACAATAAGTTCAAACTCGAGAAGTTCGAAGGACGTCTCGTGACGAACGCCCCTTGTTTGATGCATCTCAATTTGCCAAACATCCATCGCACCAGGCGTTTGCGGGACGGCATTCATAGCGGCAATACATTGGGATGGAATTATTCCACGGGAGCACTCGCCATCAACGTCGCCGTTTCATTGGGCGCGTCCGACATCTACCTATTGGGATATGACCTCACGAACAAGGGCGATCAATCCCATTGGCACAATCACAATGGCAAAAAGACTCAGGAGTTTGCCTTCGCGCGTTTCACCAGGGGCTTTGCGTGCGTCAGGGCGTCGCTTCCAGAAGGCGTCAGAGTCTTCAACGTCACTGACGGATCATCCCGTTTGAATAGCTTCGAGCGCATATCCTTCGCCGATCTTTACAAAGTCTTGATTGATGGGATCCGCGTCGAGATCAAACCAGAGGTTCAACCTATTTTGTCTCCTGCAACGGGCGTGGACGTTCGTTCCGATCTGGCTATATGAAACCACGGGAATCGCATCAAAAGTCGCTAGGAACGAAGGCTACGAAAGGCGCCGCGCTCTTACGGATATGAGCATCATACGCAAAATGCGGAAGCAAAAGGCGGTTTGGTGGAGACGCGGATCATCGCCGAACACGTTCGGCGAATACACTTTCGATGAGCCAGTGGAGGTGGATTGTAGGTGGGATGATGTGACAGAAGAATTCTTGAATCCGTTGGGCGAGCTTGTGAATTCGCGCGCCGTCGCATACGTCGACAGGGTGATGTCGGTGGGGGACCGATTACGGCGCGGAGATATCATATCGGATGAGCCCGTTGATCCCTTGGAGTTGGACACGGCGTTCGAGATAAAACGATTCGATCAGAATCCCAATTTGAAGGCGACGGAGACGTTGTTGACGGCATATATGTGATATGGCATCAGTCAGAGCAATACTAGGCGTCGAAAAGGTTCTGAAGAACATCAAGCGGCGCAGCGACGAGATGGAATTGAACGTCTCCGTCGCGCTGAAGCGTGCGGGTTTGAAATTGCAACGCGCGAGTCAGGGATTGGTGCCCGTCGACCTGGGTAACTTGAAGGCCAGCGCGTTCACGCGCGCCGAGGGCAGCGGTTTCAAAACTCAAGTGCGAGTGGGCTACACTGCTTTTTACGCCCTTTACGTTCACGAAGCTGTCGCGATGAAATTGAAGGGACTGCCAAGGGGCAAAGGAAGGGGCTTTTTCTGGGATCCTCAGGGCAAGGCTCAAGCCAAATTCCTCGAGGAGCCAGCGCGAACGCTCCGGCCTGAATTGAGGAGAAACATCAGGGAGGCCACCAAGATCAAATGAGTACTCCGGCGCAAATCATTCACCAGTTATTGACCGACTTGAATCTGGTTGAACAGAGCGGCGCGTGGCCCGCGTTTATTTCATTCATGCCCGAGGAGCTTCCCGATGACGCGGTCTGCGTCTACGATACGGCCGGAACTTCTGATGGACGGATTATGCGGACGGGAGAGCGGATTGAGCACAGCGGAGTTCAGATCAGGGTGCGTGGACGTCATCACAAGGACGTCTGGAACAAAACCAACGAAATCGCGCTCGCCTTGGATCAACAGGTTCAGAATACCTTGGTTTCGACCGCGTCCGATCTGGTTTACAGAATCGCAAACATTTCAAGGACAGGGACGATTATTCCTGTCGGAATAGAAACGGACGGCGCGAGGCGTCGGTTTAATTTCACCATCAACGCGCTCGTGACTTATGCGTCAGTTGATTAACCAACAACCATGAAAGGTACCTATGCCAGTCAATGAAAGACTCGATGACGGTTTCTCAACCATCATCACGCTAGCAAACATCCCCACCGTGAAACTGTATGAGAAGGAAGTGACGCCTCCGGGCATCACCGCGGGTGGGCCCATCGACACGACCACCATGCGGAATCTGACTTGGAGGACCATGTCTCCGAGGGCGTTGAAATCCCTCACTCCCGTCAGCGCCACGGTGGCTTTCGCGACGGAGTCCATTCCGATCGTGATGGGCCAGATCAAAAACAATCAACTCATCACAGTCACCTTTCCGGACCAGTCCACGCTGGTGTTCTGGGGCTGGTTGGAGGAATTCACAATCGGGGCCATGACCGAGGGCGAGCAGCCCACGGCGACCATCTCCATCAATCCGGGGAACGTTGATGATGACGGGCAAGAAGTCGCGCCCGTTTACACAGCGCCTGACTTGTCGTCCGGTGCAGTCTAATCTGAAATCAAACACAAACACAGAACGAGAAAGGCAAAACAATGAGCGAGCACATATTCAAATTGTCACGGGTGAAAGAGATGGTGACGTTGGAAACTGCGGAAGGACAGACAGAACAATTCGAGATATTCGAGATGACTGCCGCAATCAGAGACGTTTACTTGGACACACTGACGCAACGGGTCACGCTGGATCCCAGCGGACGTCCCACGTCAGTGAAGAAGTTCAAAGGCATGCAAGCGGACCTGCTCGTCCTGTGTTTGAAGCGGAAAAACGGCGTCGAGTTGACCGTTGACGAAATTCAAGGGTGGCCTTCGTCCGTTGTTGCTCAACTCTATGAGTTGGCGCAACGGGTCAATCAACTCAGCAAGACGGACGAAACGCCAAAAAACGATTGACGGGTGAGGTGCTATGCTGGTACAGGGTAGCATCTCACCTTCATCGTCCGGTGTCCGAATTGAAGATGAGCATAACTTTCTCAGAGTTTCTCGAGTGGTGCGAGTTTCTGAATTGGGAAGATGAACGGCAGACCAAACTCGACACATATCTGGCGCAGATCGCTGCGGAGATTAGACGTGGTCAGGTCAAACATCCGAGGAACGTGAGGATTTCGGACTTGTTATTGACAAAAGCAAAAAGAAAAATCGACTCGAAGGCAGTTTGGTTGGCGCACATGTTTACGGCAATTAAACCGAAAAAGTGATCTATGGAAACCGCGCACGGAACCGGATCGTTGGGATCGTTATCCGTCCTGCTGACGGCTGACGCGACTAAGTTGATCAAGGGAATGAACAAGGCGGAGATCGCCGTCGCCTCATCGTCGGACAAAATGGTCACGTCGTTGAAAACTGCGTCTGGTTTCATCATCGGGGCTTTTGCGGCCATGGCCGCGGCAGCTGCGGCTTTGACAAAGAAATCGATTGACTCCGCGGACGCGCTGACTAAACAAGCTCAGATCGCCGGGCAGTCCGTCGAAAAATTCTCCGCGCTGTTGTATGCGGCGAATTTGGCCAACGTCAGTCAGTCTGAACTCGCAATAGCTTCAAAGTTTTTAACGTTGTGGATGGAGAAGAACAACATCGCTGCGAAAGATTTGACCGAGTCCATCATTCAACAAGCTGACGTGTTCGCGGCCATGAAGGACGGCCCCGACAAAATTAGGATGGCCTATGAGAGATTCGGACGGTCTGGTGCTCAGTTGATCCCGTTGCTGAATCAAGGCTCTGCGGCCTTGAGACTTCAAATGCAGGAGGCGAAGGCGTTGGGTTTGGTCATAGGTCCAGAATTCGGTCACAATTCTGAGCTCTTCAACGACAACATCATACGGATTCAAGGTTTCTTGACCGGCGTGTTCAACATCGTCGCCGACAAATTGCTCCCGGCTTGGATCGAGATGCAGGAACGCTTCTTGGAATGGGTCAAGCAAAACGATGCGGCCGTGAAGGCGGCCGATGCCTTGCTCAAGTCCTATGAAGCACTCACGGTGACCGTGAAGGTGTTCGCCCTGGGATTGATGACCATCTGGACGGCGCTGAAAAGCATAGCAACTTTGATAGCGACAAGTGTCTTGGTGCAATTTGAATTCTGGAAGAATGCCATTTTGACTTACATCGAGATTTCCAAACCATGGATCAAAGTCATCAAGGCAGTCACGGATGGTATTGTGCAGATGGGCAAGTCGGCCGGCGATGTTGCGACGATTCTCTTGTCTTTGTTCAAACGAGACTTTATTGCGGCCGCGTCCGCGGCGATGAGAGTGAAGGATAATTTCACGGACGCGTTCAGCGATATTATTTTGTCGGTCGAAGAGGCGTCGGTTCAGTCTGCCAAGGCCGCTCAAGCAGGAGTCTCCAGGACGATGGACGTCACTTTGGGTTTGGTGAAAGAAGGACTGGGAGACATTGAGGAGGCGTGGGACGCCTGGCTGACCGCGGGAGACAAGTTAATGAAGCCCATCGAGGTGAGGGCGCGAGAGGCGAGCGACGCCACGAAGAAAGCCTTGTCGTCCATCGAATCGGATTCACAGCGGGTGAAGGAGATATTGGAGAAATTGGGAATGCCTCAATTGGGAGCACTTGATCCGTTCACGTCTCAGCTGACGGGTTTGGACAGAGAATTGGAGGAGAATCAAAAGAAGCTCAAGGTTCTGGAGGATTTGGCCGCGCAGGAATTGCAGCTGACGGACGAAGTGAACGCGATGAAGGTGAAGGCGCTGGAAGCCTACAACAAGAAACTCGCCGAATTGCAAGCCGCGCAGCAAATCATTGTCGTTCAATCTGCCCAGAATATGTTCGACGCCCTGGGAACCGCTGCGGCGGGATTTGCTGGCGAGCAATCGGCGATCTACAAGGCCATGTTTGCGGCGTCAAAAGCGTTTGCGATTGCGGAGTCCATCATCAAGATTCAGCAGGGCGTCGCCAACGCCTTGTCGTTGCCGTTTCCCGCAAACTTGGCCGCGATGGCCTCGGTCGTGGCGGCAGCAGCGAATATAGTCTCGACGATCCAATCGACTCAGATGGTTATTTCTGGTGAACGGGCCGAGGGTGGTCCGGTGTCGAGCGGCAAATCGTATCTCGTGGGAGAGCAGGGTCCTGAAATCTTCACTCCTTCTTCCAGTGGGGGGATTATTCCCAATGATCTGATCGGAGGAGGCAACAACGTCCGCGTCAACATCAATAACTACACGGACGTGAAACCGGAAGTCCGGGAGCGTGACGACAACGGAACGAAAGTGATTGACGTGATCATTCGGCGCGTCAAAGGCGAATTGAGTTCCGAAATCCGTGACGGTCGTGGCGACGTTTCAAAATCACTCGAATCAAGTTTCGGGTTGAGGAGGGGGAGATGACGCTGACTGTTATCAACTCATGGCCCTCAACCATACCTCTACCCAGGGTGGATTTTACTGGAGGGCCCGTAAATAGTGCCCTGGTGTCCGCGACTGAAGGTCCTGGTCTTCAACGGAGACAAAGATGGATCCGGTCCTACGCTGTCGCTTCAGTGTCTTGGATCCTTACTCAAACTGAGTATGAGTTGTTTGAGACCTTTTTCCTGAACACTTTGGGCATGGGGATAGCAGTATTTGACATTCAATTACGATATCCTCTGAACAGCGCGTTGACGCATTGGGCCGTCCGTTTTCAAGGTGATTATGAATCTGAAAAAGATGACACGATGCACAACGTCCGGGCAGTTCTCGATATTGTGAACCCAATCACATTTTGATCATGACAGGACTAGAACAAAGAGAAGCATTGATTAGAGTTCGAGAAGGTCTTTCACAAAGGAAGACGACGACCTCCCGTGTGTTGGTCGTGGGTTCTTGCGCAGAAGAAATGTATCCGATGTGTCAGAGACTTCGTTCGTTCGGATGGGATTTGATGTGTTGCTCTTCGATCAGCGCGGCGGAAATACATATTGCAGAGGTGAATCTCGCTATTGTTTTTCTCGATATGCAACAATGGGCGGACACTTTTCATCTGATCAAGCACGTCAAAACAACGCGTCCCGATTGTTTCGTGATCATCCTGACTGGACGGTCTGACGTGGATTATCGAGAGTGCAAAGAAGCTCTCGTGCTGGGCGCGGACGCAATCATGCTCAAACCCATGACCGATGAACAACTCTCCATGTTATTTAATCGTACATGACGCAAGAAACAGAACAACAAATTTTGACGACTCTCAAAGAGTTGAGGGAAGAAACGACGACCCTCAGGACTCACCTCGTGGGAGATCGGTTGAAAAATATTGTGGGCATCGTGGACATTCTTGAAACCCACCGACGTGAGCTGTATGGTGATGACAAGACGCGGGACGTTGGAATGAAAAGTCAGTTGCATCATCAGCATGATCGGCTGAAGTCCTTGGAGAATGACCGAGTTAAGATACTGTCCTGGAGCGCAGGCGTGTCAGCTGCCATGATGGCGATTTGGACGCTCATCAAAGACATCTGGCACAAGTAAAAACAACATATGAAAAACAAACACATCAATGGGCTACTGCTGATGGCGGTGGCGTCACTCATCCTTCCTGGCTTAGTGCTAGGTCAAACAAACGCGACAGTGTTTCCTGATATTTCAGGCAACGCACTACCCAGCACTGTTTCGGACTATTGGAAATGGGCGATCGCTGGCGTGACGCCTATGCTGGTCGCTGGTGTCAATTCGCTCGTGCCTAAAATTCCGAAGGTGCTGTTGCCGTTAAGCACGCCGCTGCTCGGCATCGGTCTTGGAGCGGGTTTGAATGCCCTAACGTCCGCAAATTTGACTTGGGTGGATATGGCCCAGGCTGGGGCGTTGGCGGTGTTCGTTCGCGAAGTCGTGAATCAGGCGGTCAAGGCGAGGTCATCGGCTGAAGGCCCGACGTCGTAAAAATCCGACAGAAAAACAGAAACAAAAAAACACATGAAGCACTACCTACTCATGACGATAGCCTGTTTGGGACTGATTGTGTTCACTCCAGGCATGACCTGCCGGAATGGCACAACCTCGGCGGGCGTCGCAGCCAGGACGCTGCAAGGCGTTCAGACGGCGGTGGATTCGGCAATGCGCGTTTATGGCACTGCTGTTGTCACCGGAAGGGTGTCAGTTGAGAAACAAGTCCAGATTGATGCGGCTCACGCAAAATATCGCGAAGCATTCCGCCTTGCGTTGACGGCGTCCCAAGGCAATTTGGACTTCACCGCGCCTGAGAACGTGATTCAACTGGCGTCTCAACTGCAAATTCTTATCACATCACTGTAATTATGAATCCAGTTATCGCAGCAGCCATCTCTCAAGGATTGAGCGCACTGATTCAAATCTGGGCGCAAAACGCAAGCAAACCAGCTGGGTGGACTCCTACGCAAGAGGAGATCGACGCCATGCTGAAACTGAATGAAAAGACGGCGGATGATTACAAAGCCGAGGCGGCAGCCTTGTTGGGCATTCCTTGGCCTCCACAATCGCCTTCGACGTGACGCGTTTCCTGAACGGCGCGAAATGTTGAGGGTCTCCGTGGGTGGTCGGTATACTGCCTTTCTACTGGCCACCCATTTCGTCAACTGTATAGGATGATTTGTGGATAGTAACACGTCAGTCTGGCCCACCGCTCTTCCGGTGCCCATGGTGGGTGCACGAGTGAACATTGTGACCTCGAACAATAGGACTATGTTTGAGACAGGCAGGGTTCGAAATCGGAGGAACTTCCAGGATCCGATCAAGTATGTAGACGTTGTTTGGAATTTTACCGAAGATCAGTTCAGCACATTCAAAAGCTATTTTGAAACCGAATTGGAGAACGGCACGTTGTCGTTCATCATTGAACTGTTCGGGACGGACACCGAGGTGTTCTTTTTCGATTGCAGCTATTCATTCAGTCGTTCGGATAATTTATTCTCAGTCCAAGCGTTCCTGCAATACACTGTCTTGACTCAGACCGTCACACTTTCGGTCACATTGGAGCAGATCGCATGATGAATCGAGGTTTTGAATCTACGCTCAGAGTAACCGTCGCAAATGCGTCCAACACGGTCGCGACGGGTGTCGTGGCGACTTTGACGTTGCCTGAGAGTTTCTTATTCATCTCCACCACTGCGGACAATCATGAATTGAGTTCTACAAACGTGATGACGGTGTCGTTGGGTTCGGTTGAACCTGGCACGACTTCGTTTGATATCGTGGTGACGCCGACTGAGGTGGGCTCCTTCAATGTGACCGAAAGTG